GCGTTGATGCAAGTAATGATTTATAGAGAACAGCTCTATAATGTAAAGGTTAAAGAGAAGAAAAAAGAGAATAAGAATAGGATACTATTTGAAGGTCCTATCTTTACTCAAGAATGGTTTCATGACGATGAATCCATTGATAATCTAAAAGCATATATGTTTTAATTATGAATGAAGTTTGGAAAGATATTGTAGATTTTCCAGGTTATTAGGTATCTAATTTGGGAAGAGTAAAATCCACATTACGTATAGTAAGTGTAAATGATGGAAAACGTTCATATACTTACACTATACCAGAAAGGATTATGAAACTTTCTGTAAGAGGTAATTATCTATGTGTAACGTTATGTTTATATGGAAAACATATAAATGCTATAGTTCACAGATTAGTGGCTAAAGCATTTATACCAAATCCATATGATTATCCTGAAGTTAATCATAAAGATGAAAATAAGCTAAACAACAATGTGGATAATTTGGAATGGTGTACTAGGCACTATAATAAAAATTATGGTACTGGAAACATTAGAAGTTCAGCTGCTAGAAGTAAAAAAATATTACAAATCATAGACAATGGTTATGTGGAATGGCCAAGTATAAATGCTGCTGCTAGAAATTTCGGTGTAACTAGTGCTTCTATAAGTTCAGCATGTGAACGAAAACATAAATGTTGTAATTATTATTGGCAATATAAGATATGAGAAATATAAATCAAATGCCCATTTAGAAACTACCGGCAAGCAAAAAGACAGAAGATTGGAAATAGGCCAATATTGATTACATTATAGGTAGAAGTATGGGAGGTTCTAGAAATGGCAATAACAGAACTCGCAAAGAGGAAATGTAGACATACTATGATCTTTATAATAGTATATACAATGAGAAAGATCTAAAGTATGTTACTAATCCATTTAAGCAATAGGATGGATTTCCTGCAATGGCATAGGACTATAATATAGTTAAGCCTAAAATTGACCTACTATTAGGAGAAGAAACAAAAAGACCATTTAACTTCAAAGTAGTACGTACTAGTGAGATAGCTACTAGTGAAATGTAGGATAAGGCTAAAGAACTCCTTATTCAGTACATACAAGCTACTATTATGAGTAAGTTAGGTCCAGAAGAACAAGCTAGATATCAGCAAGCATTGCAGTCTGGTGAGATTATGCCTCCTGAATAGATACAGAAATACATGAGTAAAGACTATAAAGATATAGCAGAGATAACTGCATACCATAGTTTGAATTATTTAAAGAATAAACTTAATATTACACATGAGTTCTATAAAGGCTGGAAGGATGCACTAATAGGCGGGGAGGAGATCTATTACGTAGGTATACAGAATGGTAATCCCTGCCTAGAGCGCATTAATCCTATTTACTTTGATTACGATACAGATACTTCAGACTTAGAGTATATCCATGACGCTCAATGGTGCGTATATGAGATGAAATTATCTGCTACTGATATATATGACCGGTATTATGATAAACTGTCTGAGAAGCAGCTAAATCAGCTCCTAGACATGATGGATGATACGTCTAAAGGAGGGTTCAATCCTGAAGTAAGAAAGACATCATTAGACTACCCACATATAAAGACTCATAGTATTAATGGGTTTACATCTAACCCGTTTGATAGTACTAATGCAATTAGTGTATGGCATTGTTGTTGGTAGTCATTTAGAAAGATAGCATTTGTTACTATTGCAGACCCTGAAACAGGAGAACCAGTAGAGTATATCGTAGATGAATCATACAATGAGACAGGTACTGAAATAAGCGTAGAATGGAAATGGATCATTGAGACATGGGAAGGATATAGAGCTGGAGATGACCTTTACTTTGGTATGGGTCCTATTGAGTACCAACACGTATCTGCTGATAATCCTAATGCACAAAGATTGCCATATACTGGAGTAATATACAATAATACCAATAGTAGACCTAGATCATTAGTAAGTATGATGAAACCATTACAGTACATGTATATTGTACTTTGGTATCGTCTAGAACTTGCTATGTCAAGAGATAAGGGTAAAGTAGTAAATATGGATATTACTTAGATTCCTAAGTCTATGAATATAGACGTAGCTAAGTGGATGCATTACTTATCTGCACTTGGAGTTAACTTCATCAACCCATATGAAGAAGGTTGGGATATACCAGGTAGAGAAGGTGGTAAACCGTCATAGTTCAATCAGATCACAGCATTAGACCTTACTATGGCTAATACTATTGATCAGTATATAGCATTGATGGATAAGATAGAAGCCATGTTGTCAGAGATAACTGGTGTATCTAAACAACGTGAAGGTTCTATTTCATCTAATGAATTAGTAGGTAATGTAGAAAGATCTGTAGTACAATCAGCTCATATTACAGAGCCATGGTTTTGGGTTCATAACCAAGTAAAGAGAGAGTGTTTGATCATGCTATTAAATACAGCTAAGTATGCTTGGAAGGATAGTAAAACGAGTTTACAGTATGTATTTGATGATGCTACTAGAGCATTTATGACTCTTAATGATGATATGTTCTATGAAGATTTTGATATATTTGTAGAAGATACTACTAAGAATCAACAATAGATAGAAGCACTTAAGAACCTTATGCAACCTGCCATGCAGAATGGCGCTAGTCTATTAGATATTGCTGAAATCATTACTCTGGACAATGTTACTATGATCAAAAATAGATTAGAGGAAATTGAACAGAAACGTATGGAACAACAGCAAGCTATGGAACAAGCACAAGCTGAACGTGAACAGTAGATGTTACAAATGCAGAATGAGGTTAAGGAAGAAGAGTTAATGATCAAAGAAGCAGAGATGGATCTTAAGAAATATGAGATTGATCAGAATAATGCAACTAAGATTACAGTAGCTCAACTTAATGCTTATAGAGGTACAGAGGATATGGATCAGAATGATAATGGTATACCAGATCCAATGGAAATAGCAGCACAAGCTTTAGAAGAGAGAAAACAAGCATCTGAAGAAGCTTCTAAACAATTTGAGTTCAATGCTAAAATACGTGAACAACAATTGAAGAAGGAGATAGAAGATAAAAAGGTGGAACTTGAAAAACAAAAACTTCAAGCTTAGATGGAATTACAAAAGCAAAAGGATAAAGCTGCAATGGAACGAGAAAAACTTAAAGCCCGCACTGCACTGAAAAATAAAACAACAGGAGAGAAGTAATGAAAAATATTTGGAAACTTATTAAAAATGCTGCTATGTATATTTGGCAATTACCACAAAATATCATGGGTGCAATGCTATTCTATCTCTACTATAGAGATGGTGATGTATATGATTGGAATAAGGCTACTAGTGATGTAAAAGTAAACTGTTTTTCTGAGAAAATGAAAGGAGGAATTACCTTAGGCAAATATATCATTGTTAGAGATACTTATTGTTCGTATCACGAATTTGGACATACTATCCAAAGTAAGATACTAGGTCCTTTATATTTGTTAGTGATAGGTTTACCGTCTATAATTCATGCAGCATTGCATAAGTATATATGTAAAAATAAAGATTACTATCACTTTTGGACTGAGAAGTGGGCTAATAATTTAGTAGATAAACATTATAAGAAGTTAAAGGAGGATTAATCATGGGATGCAAGAAAGGCGGAAAGAAACCTGTAAAGAAATAAGGTTATGGACAGACAAGCATTTAGAAATAGGATGCAATAGTTGAAGTAGTACCGGGAGTAGAATCCCGGTAAGACTTACCTTGACTTTAAAAAGTATGCTGAAGGAGGAGAGATACCACCTAGCAACAAACCTATAATTCCTGAAGAGCCTCAACCATATAAAGGTAAACTATACAAGGATAGATATGGGCGTAAGTATACTGAAGATCAGATGAATGAGTACTATGATAGTAGTACAGACGAGATTGATAGATTCACTGGGAAACCATTCGTCAGAGGATTAAAGCCAGTAGGAGATATTGAAGATGCTGCAAATGCAACACCTGTAGGTGATGCTATATCTGCGTATGATACTTATAAGGCTTTAAAGAATAAAGACTGGGGAAATGCAGGATTAGCAGCTTTGGGTCTAGTCCCTTTTGTGCCTAGTTTTGGAGGAGTTGCTGTTAGATCTTCTAAGAAAATCAGTAAACCTAAGAGTACTTATATTCCTAAAGTGGACCCTAACTATAAATAGAATGTTATAGATAAGGCTCTACATGAGCAGAAAAGTTATTCAGACATGCCATTAAGTCTAGTTGAAGAGATAAATGATCAGCGTAACAGAACATATGATCTGATGCAAGAACCGTATGCTAGAGAAAGAGCAAAGGCTGTGGATCATCAATATGGTACAGATTATTTGAAGGTATATGATAGTATGTTAGAGAAATATGTTGATATTGATGAGTATTTCCAACTTCCAAAACCGAAGTACAAGAAGATGGAAAGACCTACTATTGGAGCGCAAGTTACTCCTTCAGAAGGAAATACAATGTATTTCAATAGAGACATGATCAAAACTCCAGAAGATATTCCTAATAGTGTGGTACTTCATGAAATGGGTCACTTGGTAGATGGTGCAACTGGCATGAATAATGAGTTCTTAAGAAAACTTGGAGACAAGAGCAAGTTTATTCCATTTAATCAGGCGAAGACTATGTATCCTAATATGACTAGAGATATGTATGATAACATATTATAGGGTACTGAAATTAAAAGTTATATGAATCAGTTTAGAAATTACTTGGACCAGAAAGGTAAACTGAATAGAGGAAACTATACAGGTAGCTATAAGAATTTGAAGAAAGAGATAATTGATGCTCCTAAAGAGAGTTTCAATAACATCAAGGCTATCTTTAATCTATATAGGAGTCCTAAGTTATTCAACAAGGACTTTCAGATGATTCCTATAGTAAATAACACTAACGATAATACTATAGCGTGATGAATAACTACTCATGTTTGCCAACTAATTTCTTCAGATATGCTTTTGCTCTAATTAAATAGAATGAATATCTAAATAAATTTAGATTAGAAGTATGTACTGAAGAATCTACAGAACAGCTTAATAAACCTCTATTTAATCCTAATAGACATCCAAAATTTTCTCCAGATTTATCAGAAGAAGAGGTAAAATTATTAAAAGATTCAGTACATTTTAATAGAGAAGATTTATTAGAAATACTGAATATATTAATATTAAATTATATAAATTTGGAGGACATACTAG